AACAATGGAATTACTCTTGACTATGTTGACCCACAAAATGTTGTTTACTCATATACTGAATCGAGAACATTTGATGATGTGTTTTATTGGGGAGAAGTAAAGCGTGTTCCATTAACTGAAATATATAAAATCAAACCAGACATTTCAAAAGATGAAATGGAAAAAGTTTCTCAATATGGTTCTGCATTTTATGATTACTATGGCATAATGCGAAACTATGTAAATGATTTATTTCAACGAGATACCGTAACATTACTATATTTTAATTATAAGACAACACATAAATTTACCTATAAGAAAAAGAAAAATGGTAATGGGTTTGAGAAAGTAATAAAAAAGGGTAGCGATTTTAATCCACAAACAAACGAGAATTTTGAAAAAGTAACAATCCCAAAAGATGTATGGTATGAAGGTATTTATGTAATTGGTTCAAATATTCTTCTTAAATGGGAGATGGCAGAAAATATGGTTCGCCCCGAAAGCCCTTCGCAAATGGCATATCCTAATTATTTTGCTGTTGCACCACGTATGTATAAAGGTGTCATTGAATCTCTTACAAGGAGAATGATACCTTTTGCAGACCAAATACAACTCTCGTTCCTTAAAAAACAACAAATAAAATCAAGGCTCGTTCCCGATGGCGTATTTATAGATGCAGATGGCGTAAACGCTGTTGATTTAGGTAAAGGTGCTGTGCAAACCGCAACGGAAGCATTAAATATGTATTTTCAATTTGGTTCTGTTATTGGTAGAAGTCAAACACAGGATGGCGAACTTAATCATGGTAAAATACCAATACAAGAAATTCAGACAAGTTCGGGGCAAAATAAACTTGCATCACTGGATGCTGATATAGATGCTAATTTAAACTTAATGAGTTTATGTACAGGCATTACAAAAGATGCCTCGAATCCAGACCCAAATGCTTTAGTAGGGTTGCAAAAACTCGCTGCGGTTAATAGCGTTACCGCAACTAGACATATTTTACAAGGTATGCTTGAAATTACACAACGAATGGCGACAGCAGTTTCATTAAGACTTGCGGATGTATTGCGTTATGCTGATTTCAGAGAGGAACTTGTCATGCAAATAGGTAAATACTCCGTAGCTACGCTTGATGATATTCGTAATTTATACTTGCATAATTTCGGAATATATTTAGAAGTTGCCCCTGATGAAGAAGAAAAAGCAATGCTTGAAAGTAATATACAACAAGCATTATTAAAGGAAAATATAAACCTAGAAGATGCCATTGATATTCGTGAGGTAAATAACACCAAACTTGCAAATCAATTATTAAAAAAATTACGCAAGGATAGGGATAAGCAACGAATGGCTGAAAAGCAAGCTGATATTCAAATGCAAACGCAAGGTAATATTCAAAGTGCAAACGCAGCGAATCAAGCTAAAATGCAAACAGACCAAGCTACTATACAGGGCAAAATGCAACTTTCATCACAAGAGCATCAGCAAAAAATGGAGCAAATGCGGGAAGAAGCGCGTCTGAAAAGCGGTCTAATGGAAAAGGAATTTGAGTTTAATATGCAACTTGCTGGTGCAGAAAATTCAATTGTAGAGCAACGTGAGGATAAGAAAGAAAGAGCAAAGGACGAAAGAACCAAAATACAAGCTACACAGCAGTCTAAATTGATTGAACAAAGGCAAAGGAATTTGCCATCACGTAATTTTGAAAGTGCTAATGACTATATTGGCGATATATCCCTTGATGAATTTGACCCTAGATAAAGGGGCATATTTTTTATTCCGCCTTACAGGTAGTTTGTGTCACTAACTTGGAATTAGATTGTCCAGGTACAGTATGTGTGTTTTCCTTTTCATGTTTTGTCTTTTCAAAATTAGTACCACAAAAATTACTTTCTGATGTTGACTGTCCGTATATACTTCCATCAACCCTATACCCTATTGATGTTGTGAAACATTGGTAGCATTTTTTACATGAGCATAATGCAAGGATAAATGCAATGGCAATTAATTTTTTCATAGTATTAAATTTTATGCAAATATACTTAAAGTTATACTTTAAGTAAACTACATAACTTGTTGATATTTAGGTAAAAAATATTGTTTATATAAAATATGTTATATACATTTGCTTTAAATTTAATCAAATGGAAATTTTATCAGCACGGATTCTTGAAGATGAACCGTCACAAAACAGAGTTGAGGTCGAAAAGGAATTACTAAAAAAAGCAGAGGAGGAAGCTAAATTGCAAACTCAACCACCTGCTGAAGCTCCACCGCCATCTACGGAAATCGAACTCGACAATGACAAAGTTCTTTCTCATATAAATACAAAATTTAATAAGGGGTATGCTTCTATTGACGAATTGTTTATACCACAAGTAGTTGAAAAGGAAGTAGAACTACCCGAAGATGTTGCTGCATTTTATAAATTCAAAAAGGAAATAGGTCGTGGACTTGAAGATTTTATGAAAATACAACGTGACTTCGCTAAGGAAAACCCCGATACACTCTTGGCTGAATATATTTCATCACAAAATCCAGAATTTAATGCGGAGGATGTGGCTGATGAAATTAAAAATCGTTTTGGTTATGACGAAGCCCTCGATGACGAGGAAACTATTAAACGCCAACAACGCGCCAAGAAAAAAGAACTTTCTAAGGCGATAGCACATTTTGAAAGCCAAAAGGAACAATATAAAGCACCAACCGTGTCGGAAGTGCAAAATGTTCCAGATACGGAAAAAGAAATGTACGAAAGCTGGAAGCAAGAGGTATCTATACGCAATGACCAAGTGCAAAAAAACAAACTAGCATCAGAGGTTTTTATCAAGAAAACGAATGAATTATTTACAAATGATTTCAAAGGTTTTGATTTCAAAGTAGGTGATAAAACGTATAATCTTAAACCAAATGATACTGAAAAAACAAAACAAGCACAAATGGATATTGCATCATTCATTAACTCCCATGTAGATGAAAGTGGGCATTTGAAGGATGCTTCCTTATGGCACAAAGCGTTATTTGTCGCAATGAATCCCGATTTATTTGCTCAACATTTCATAGAGCAAGGCAAGGCTGATGCTATATCAGAACAAGCAATTCGAGATAAAAATATCAATATGGGAACAGTTAGAAATGCCCCCGAATTAACAAGTCAAGGTGGCATGAAAGCACGAATGCTAGACGATCCAGATGCAGGCAAACAAAGGATACCTTCCAATACCCGTAAATAGCACCCATGCGCAATGGGGGTGTGTCCGAAAGGAAATGATTGCGCATAAACAATAATAATTAAAAATTAAAATTTACAAAAATGGCAGGACAAGTAGCTGCGTCACCAACATACGCATTAACACCCACAGCAACAAAAGTTACTACTAGCACAAACTATATTAGTAGCTTCGCATTCGCAAATCAATATTTGCCCGATTTAGCGGAAAGAGAATTTGCCCGTTATGGCAATCGTTCCGTTGCATCACTCCTTCGTATGACATCTGCCGAATTTCCAACAAATTCGGATTTAGTAGAATGGTCAGAACAAGGGCGTTTACATATTAAATACGAAGGATTAACACCTTCAGCAATTTCTTCAGGTACTCAATTGTTTACAGTTGCATCAGGAACTGTAGCATATCGCGTGAACCAAACCGTATTCTTATCGGGTACTAATGGCTCATACCAACGTGGCGTTATCACTACCGTTACATCTACTACCTTTACCGTTGCATACTATGATTTAACAACCGCCGCACCCGATCCATTCGGTTCAGGTACTGTTACTTCTATTTGTTATGGTTCTGAATTTCAAAAAGGTTCAGCAGGTATGGCAGGTACGTTAGAAGCGCAAAACACATTCTATACCAACAAGCCAATTGTTTTAAAAGACAACTATTCTGTAACAGGGTCTGATATGGCTCAAATTGGATGGGTAGAAGTTGAAACAGACCAAGGCTTAGGCTATTTGTGGTACATGAAATCGCAATCTGAAACTCGTCAGCGTTTTGACGATTATCTTGAAACATCAATGGTTGAGGCCGTGCCTGCTATTGCATCTTCTGCCGCGCTTGCTTACCTTTCTCCTTCAACAAATTCAGTACTTGGTTCTACTGCCGCAACAACTGCCGCAGGCTCTAAAGGCTTATTGTATGAAGTACAAAATAGAGGTAACGTATGGTCAGGTGGTAATCCGACAGCATTATCTGATTGGGATTCAATTATCCAAAGATTAGATAAGCAAGGGAACATCCAAGAGAATGTTATTTTTCAAAATCGTCAATTCGGATTTGACACCGATGATATGCTTGCCGCACAAAACTCTACAGGAGCAGGCGGTACATCATGGGGTCTATTCGACAACGATGAAACAATGGCATTAAACTTAGGTTTTACAGGATTTAAAAGAAGTTACGATTTTTATAAATCCGATTGGAAATACCTTAATGACCCTACTATGCGTGGTGGTATTGTAAATGGTGGTATCAACGGTGTATTAATTCCAGCAGGTTCTAAGAATGTTTATGACCAAGTAATGGGAGAAACCGTAACACGTCCATATCTTCACGTAAGGTATCGTGCATCACAAACTGAAGACCGCCGTTACAAATCATGGGTAACAGGTTCTGCGGGTGGAGTTGCAACAAACGACACCGATGAAATGAAAGTTTCTTATCTTTCTGAACGCTGTTTATGCGTTTTGGGAGCTAATAACTTTTTCGTTTTCCAAAACTAAACAATTGTGGGTACGGTGTAATGCCGTACCCCTTTTTTTATTACTTTTTAAATTAAATCAAATGAAATCATCAAAAGAAAAACCAAAACTCACGTTTGAGGAGTTTATCAAAAGACCTAAAAAAAATAGGCTTTATCAATTAAAAGGCAATGCAATGCCATTGGTGTTTATGCTTAATAGCAAACACTCAAAAAACAACCCACTTTTATTTTTTGACGAAGAAAAAGGCATTAACCGTTCCATGCGTTATTGTCGAAATCAGCGTTCCGTTTTCATTGACGAACAAGATGCTAATTTTATCATGGAACACGTTGAATTTTTCAATGGGGAACTTGAAGTAAAAAAGGATAATCTTATTCTGCAATATTTCCTTTATTTGCATCCTGGCAATGGAAGTATATTCTATGAGAATGACTACGAAGCCAAAGCAGTTGAAGACCTTATCAAAATGGATAAAGAAGAAGAAGCTATTTTAATTGCTAGAGATATAGATAGCAAAACAGCGGAATCTATACTTAGAATCCATACCAAAGCAAAGGTTGATGAAATGACAACGGGCGAAATAAAGCGCGATATTCGTATATTTGCACGTCAACATACGGAAGACTTTTTAAATGCCTATAATGACCCCGCATTAAGCCAGATAAACAAAATTGGTAAGATGTTCAAACAAGGTTTATTATCTGTCAAAAACGG